CTTCGAGGAAAACGAGTAACGTAATCAAGGGGCTCTGCGGAGCCCCTTGATTTTCAAGGCGAAAATCCTCGAGAGCCTTGTCAGTAAAGGATCGGAGCGAAAAGTTGCGTTTCCGTTAAGGCGCATCGTCACTTGACGAAACGTAAGGAAACTTGGCACTCTGGCGTAGGATTTCCATGGGCTGGTCGAGAAAGTTACGCTGCTCGGCTGGCCCTCGAATAAAACTTACGCTAGTTTTGCATGAGATTCGACGCCCGCACCGCAAGCAAGCTGCCACCAGGGCAGCACCTGACCTTTGACGGCTTTCCAGGCCTACGCCTTCAGGCGAGCGAAAGCCGTCGCTCGTGGATTTACCGTTACAAGTCACCCATCGATGACCGCATGCGTCAGGTGAAGCTGGGCGAGTGGCCAGCAATGGGATTCCCCGCCGCGATCGCCGAATGGGAGCAGAAACGCTCCGCGCGCGATGGCGGAGGCGATCCTGCGGCAGAAAAACGGGAGAAGCGCCAAGCGATCGCGGCAACGCGGGCGATCGATGCATACACGGTCAAGCAGGTGTGCCTGGACTACATCGGCGGCTACCTTGAGCCCAATCGAAAAGAGAAGGGGGTGATCGAGGTAACGCGTATGTTTAAAGCAATGTTGGCGCCAATTGCGGCTCTCCCCGCCGCCTCAATCACTCGCGCGCAGGCGTTCGAGTTCCTAGATTCATACCGAGCAACGCCGGCGCTTGCGGCTAGGCTCCGTATGGAGCTCGGTGGCGCATGGGACCATGCGATGGACGCGGGTCGGCTGCCTGACGGTACGCCGAACTGGTGGCGAATGATCTTGCGCGGGAAGCTTCGCAGCAAGGGACGCACGATCGACGGCGTCGCCATGGGCACGAAGAAGCGGGTGTTGAGTGAGGACGAGATTGGCACGCTGCTCCGCTGGCTTCCGAATATGAGCCTAACGGTATCGGATGCGGTCACACTGTACCTTTGGACTGGTGCCCGGGGAGGAGAAATCGTTTCAATGGAGTCGCACGAGATCGCTGAGGAGGCGGACGGTCTCTGGTGGACCGTACCAAAGGAAAAGACGAAGAACTCGTGGCGATCAAAGGCAGCGGATTTGCGAGTGCCACTCATCGGTCGCGCCGAGGCAATCGTTCGGCGGCGCAAAGACCAAGCCGTGAATGGCTTTCTGTTCCCCACTTCGACCGGTGAAATGATGAAGCAGACCGTTATTTCGCACGGCGTTTACTATCATCAGCCGTACTGCAAGCAGGTGCCCAGCCACAATCGCCCCCGACTGCCGGTGACGCATTGGTCGCCTCATGATCTGAGGCGGACCGCACGAACAATGCTCGCCGCGCTTGGGTGCCCGCATGACGTCGCGGAGGCGGTACTCGGGCATATTCAACCCGGGGTGGCCGGCGTGTATAACCGACACCACTATGATCGCGAACGCCGAGAGTGGCTCACGCGCCTGTCGCAGTTCCTTGAGGAAGTCGCGCTCCGATATCCGGCGAAGTAATCCACGTATAAGGCTAAACTAAACAGACCGCGTAAGCCCGTCTGACTCAATTCGGCCAAGCGCGGACGTCGGAGTCCGCGCCCGTATAGCGGCCGAACGTATTACGCGTACTACGGTAAACTAAACTATTTGGGCATCTCATGTGGGCGGTGGCCGAGATCTTTTTAGAATACATGGACATGATGACTTGGGGGGACGTATTTTGAAATCAACGCTTGAATCCTTACATCTGCGCGACGTAAGGCAATTTTCCGAGTTAAACGTTCAATTTAACGCCGGCTTCAATTTTATTGCTGGCCCTAACGGGTGCGGAAAGACTTCGATCCTGACTGCTATCTCGCATTGCTTTCATTATCAGTCTCTCGGATACTCACGATTTGGCCCCAATGCGGAATTCTGGACGGATCTCACCGTCGATGAAAAGAAATATCGTATTGGCCTGGGGCAAAACGCCATCGCTACTACGGGCTATCGGAACGCATCGATTCGGAACTGGACCCCCCCTTCAACAGAAGGCGACCGAGTTGTGCTTGCTACATCCGAAGCAAAAGACGTGAAGTATGCCCCGCTTTTCATTGGCGCACAACGCAACATAAAGTACAAACAAGTCCAAGGACTTAAACGGGAGGAGAATACCAACACCAATCTGAATATATACTTGGCTAATTCGACTTCTGCGATTTACGGAGATTGGCAAAGCGATGTGAAACAGTGGTTCATCAACAGGTACTTTGTGATTGACAAGGATTGGGCAATTGAGGAGAGGACAAACTGGTCACACCTCATAAATCAGCTGCCTCAAATTGGCCCCTTTGATAGTGATTTCAAATATATTCGAACGGAAAGAGACCTTGAGCCCATCTTCAGTATTTACGGAAAAGAATGCTATCTGGAGGAGCTGTCATCTGGTTTTCAGGCTGTACTTTTAATAATCGCAAACATAATTGAATGGATTGAAGGAAGTCGTTCCGATGGAGATCGGGTAGTCGAAGAGGCGGGCGGGACGGTCCTGGTGGATGAATTAGATATACATCTGCATCCCGAATGGCAATTCACAATCAGACGTGGGCTCTCACGTATTTTCCCAAAACTCCAGTTCATCGTAACGACTCACTCTCCGCACCTGCTAGCATCCGCCGAAGCTAACGAAGTAATAATCATGCAAAAGAGTTCGAGCGGCGCCGGGTATAACCTTCGGCCAGCGAACCGCTCCTTTTCCGGGTGGAATACCGACCAAATTCTTTCTGAAATTATGGGGGTAAAGAGCCTAGACAACAAGGAGCATGAGAGGTTGGTGGCAGCTGCACTCCATTGCGTTGAGGGAAGAGATGTCAGTGGCCTTAAGGTTGCCATCGAGAATCTATCGGCCGTATGCCATCCAAACGATACAATTTTAATTGTATTAAAGGCCCGGCTCGCGTCTTTGGAGGCCTTGGCCAATGATTAAATTGGACAGGCCCGGTGAGCCTCTCGTGCTCAAAACAAAAAGCTCAGAATGGACTTTGGCATTGACGCAAGCTGTTGCCAAATTTGGATCATATAAGAATATCCCGGATGCGGAAAAAGAGTATCTTTTGAGCCACTATCGGCATCAGGATATTAAAACCGCGCTAACTGCGAGTTCTCATGGGAAGTGTGCGTTCTGCGAATGTATCCCATCTGAAGGCGGATACGTCGCGGTTGAGCACTTCAAGCCGAAGTCTATCTACCCTAGTTCCACGTTCGAATGGTCAAACCTCCTTCCAGCCTGCAGTCAGTGCAACGGCTCGAAATTGGACCACGACACAGTAGTCGAACCGATAGTAAATCCATATGATATTGACCCAATAGATATTTTTCGTTACGACGGCATTTCGATGAAGCCCAATGACGGCCCGCATTATGACCTCGCGAAGAAAACTATTGAGACGTGTGGTCTTGAAACCATACGGCTTTGGAAGCCGCGCGCCGACATACTTGTTAGCCTGGCAATCTTCAGCAACGCACTTGTGGATGCGATGGGCGAACTGCTTGAAGCCGACACGAGCAGGAAAAAGACAATTAGATTGCGAAAACTGAGCGAGGCATTGCAGACAATTGAGTCACTAATGCACCCGAGCAGCAAGTTTTCTGCGTTCTGCCGAGACTACTTAGAGAAGAGCGAAGAGTATCGAAAGGCGAAGAATCTCGTCGCGGCTGGGTCACCTAATGTCTGATCTGGCATAGGGTATCCTCATCGCCCAATGCGCGTTGGATGCCGCTCACTTAAGCGGCGACAGCCGGATTTGGGTCGATGACGACCCTTGATGAAGTGACGGCGATGCCATCTCAGACCTGATCCAACGCTGACTGACAGACCAGATTTTGACTTACGCAAACATTGCGACGTCTGTTGCGGTGACCCGTATTGGGCGGAGGTGCTAGATCTGACACCGGACACGCCTCTGCCCATGTTTCGATCTCGCGTGTCAGCCACGCGACGCGCCGATCGGACAGGACGCGCGGCTTTGGGAATTTGTGCTCGCGTACGAGTTTCTGGATAGTGGCTTCGGATAACGACACCGCGGTGGCAACGGCAGGCAGGTCAAGATAAATCGGTTTCATTGATTCTCCCGGCTGGAGCGCCGCTCAGTCAATTTTCGGCATAATGCGATCAACCATGTCGCGGTCGCTTTCGATGCTAAGAACCCATCGAAGGGCGGCAGCACGTTCGCCGGTACTGTTCTGCAGCTCCGCAGTGATCTGTTTGCGGGTTCTCATTCGGGGTTCCGCGTGTCCCATTACTTCGCGTTGGCCGCGCGACTTTTCGTGCCCCTTCTTGGTGTCGGCTACGTAGACGAGTTCGCGCACCTTTTCTCGCTGTGCGTCCGGGCCGAGGCGCGCCAGTTTGACCGCATGCGTTACGGGAACCTTGCCGCTGTCGACTGCTTTCTGTACATCCCCGCAGCATTCGAGCAAGGCGAGTGTTGAGCGCACGGTTGCAACTTTGCAGTTGAAAATCATCGCGACCTGATCTTCACCGCGGCCAAGTGCCATCAGCTGCCGCATCTTCTCGGCGCGGCCTAGTGGCGTGTCTGCGCGACGGTGTTCGTTTTCGCTGACGATCGCATCGAGTGCTTGCTCGCGCTTGCCTTTGAAAACGACTGCCGGCACCTGGCGAGGTGCGATGCCACGTTCCTGTCGCCATATATTCGCTAGTCGACAGGCCTTGACGCGCTGCCGGCCGAGTACGACTTCGACATCGCCGGTCTCGGGATTTTTCGAGATCTCGATTGGCATCACGATGCCTTGATAGTCGATGTTGTGCGCCATCATTTCGTCGACAGGTAGATGAACGCGATCATCGTAAAGAGGGGACGTCTTGTCCGTTACGAGTACCAGCTTTTCCGGATCGAAAAACAACAGATTGGTTTTGCCAGCAGCGCCGTAGGCATCGAGTGAATTTTTCGCCATGGTTATATTTTGTTAGTGATGTTAATGGAATTCGCGATAGTCAGTGCGGACCTAGGGTTCTGGCAGCGCAGCAACGGCGCGCCGTGCGGTGCGTGCGCGAACGTGGCAGCGCGGCATCGATCATTCCTTCACGTCGCCGGCCTGCCGACGCTTGACATCCATGCGCGCAGCTGCTCGCCGTTGCTCGCGAATTTCCCTCGCGCGCGCCGACGATTCGAGCGTCTTGCGCACGCTGTCGCGTTGGATCGCGGTGTCGAAATCGCCGCGCATGTGGAGCAGCTGCCATTCGACGCGTAGCAGGTGCGTGGGCAGGTGGGCTTTCTGCATGGCGTGCTCACGCGCTGTACGCGGTCGAGTTCGGTGCGTCGGCCACTTCGTCGGTGTATGTCCATGCGATGCATGCGACGCCGACGGCGAGCCAGAGCAGCACGATTTTCCAGAGGGGCATTGGCTTGGTCATGTGCACCTCAAATACCGAATGCAGGGGCGATCGCGCTGGCGATCAGGTAGAGCAGGGCGAGCGCGACCAGCCGGTGCCAGTCACGCGCATGCACTGCACACGATTTCGGGCACGAGAGTTCGCTGCGCTGGAACAGGGTGATACGCATCAGGGCCTCGTCTGTCGTTTGCAGCGGCAATGCTGCGACGAGACGGACTTTAGCGAAACGCGAAACGCTTGTCTATAGCGAAAGCTTGCGCTAAATTTGTAACGCCGAATGGCGACGAGCGGCGTCAGGTAGCGGGGCCGAGCGGAATGAGCTCGTACGTCCGGAGGCAACCTGACAAGACTGACAGTTGTTGAAAGCAATCTGTCTTTTTGATTAAACTACTGTACATGCATACAGTATTGCGGCGCTAATGAGGGTGGGGCTGTTGATGAAAGAAGAACCGATTAAACGCTTACGATGCAAGCCGGGGGACGTCGCGAGGGTTGTATGGTCACCCAACGAGGCCCTTATTGGGCGCATCGTTGAGGTGGTCCAGATACATTTCGACGGGAGGTGGGAGTGCGAGCTTGCGGGGCCGCCAGTGATAGGTTTGGCCGACGATGGCGACGGTTTGATTTTGACTCGTGACTGGCTGTTTTCGGACTATTGTCTTGAGCCATGGCCCGGTCACAAGCACACGGCGTTACCCGCCCTTGCCGAATCGCTTGCTGCTTGAAGGGAAAGTGGTGGGTTGTGTTGGCGATTGCGTTAAGAGCCACCCGATAAACGATTCGACCTGTGCGCGTTGGTTGGGGTTGAGCTCATTCCAGCCGGCGGGAGGGGCGGCTGGAGAATTCGCAGACGCGTCGACCGAGTGGTCGGTGTCTATCCAACCGACTGGTTTGCCAATGTTCTGTTCGATTTTGCGCGCCGTCACTGCACGCATGCCGCGAGCTCGGCCCGTCTTCGAATCCTTGGCGCCGTCTCGCAGGTTGGTAAATTGCGAGTGAGACATCCCGATGGCGGCGGCAGCAGCAGCCGGCCCACCATGCTCAGATTCGATGATCTTGAGGTTGTCGCGACGTATTTGGTCGATGTCCTTCATGTCTGCAATTCAATAGCAAAACGCTAAAGCCGTATATGCGCGAAACGCTATAGACAAGGCTTTTGCGTTTCGCTAAAGTTGCGGCATGGACCTCAGAACCTATCTCGACGCCGAGCGCGGTCGACTCGTGAAATTGGCCGCTGCTATCGGCGCTCATGCGTCAGACCTCAGCGCATGGGCAAACAAAAAAAGGCCCGTGCCGATTCCTTTTGGTTGGCCGATTGAGCGAGAAACGGATGGCCAGGTTCGGAGAGTTGATCTCTTCTCCGCGGATGTGATCCCTGATATCTGGCCGGAGCTCGCCCAACGAAAGGAGACCGCATGACGCGCCCCCGCTCGCGTTGGCCCGTTCTCCGAATACTGCTGATCCATCATCGCAGCCCGATTGCGCGGCTCGCGTATCGACACAATTTTCGATGGGTCGATCGGCTTCAGGAGGAGTATATGCGCCGCTTAATCCGCGCCGGCACCGAACCCGATTTAGTTGTCGGCCCGGATGGGCGCGTCATTCCCCGTCGTCGATCGGTATCAATCCCGCCTTCTTTGCTTGCTTTTCCAGATCGTCGTAATCGAGTTCGATCGTCCGACGACATTCCGGGCACCAGACCGGCGGATCTAAGCGGCCGTTGAGGGCGCGTTCGATCGTCTCCTTACGCACGAACCCGCAAAAATTGCAGCGGAAATCGTAGGGATGGTTTGTATCCATAAATCCGGCTCCGTTGATCGAGTGACTGAATGTTATGCGATCCGTAGTTTGGTTAACAGCATGAAAAACGGTGAAATTCAAGGGTAAAAATGGCTCACTATTACAGCGATTCCGAATGGACCGATGTGCTTTACAAATCAGTATCGAAAACCCCGGGGAAGGTCGGCGACGCGGCACGCTATTTGAGCGAGCGACGCGGGATTCACATTACCGGGGAATCCTTGCGGCTCAAGTTGCGTGAAGTCGAAGGTGCGCGCATCACGGGCGAGATGTTCGAAATGTTGATCGAGTGGATGCAGGAAAAAAATCAGCCCCATGCGCTCGACGCACTGCACGCACTGAATGCACGATTCGGCTTGGTCGCCGGCGCGCCGATCCAGCGAGAAAGCACCAAGGACATTTCGGCGCTTGTGTCCGCCGCACTGGTAGTCAGCAGCTACGCCGGTCGGTTTGCTGAGGAAATTCACAAGGCCGTTGAAGACGGCGTGATCGAGCGGCATGAGGTCGAGGCAATCGAACGCGCCGCGCGCGAAAGCCAGCGTCAAATCGAGGTCGCCGTGTGTACTGCGCGCGCCTTGGTCGTTAATCCGCGCTAACGCGCTTCCGAAGAATCTGGGGAAACAATGGGCGCCAGCCATGAGGCTGAGGCGCGCGGGGTAATTGCGTCCGTAGAATCCGAGCAGGCAGTGCTAGGCGCGCTCATGCTCGACAACGGCGCATACGACCTGATCGCGGCGGAGCTGTCCGCAGACGATTTCACGGTCGGCGATCATCGCGCGATCTTCACAGCTATTCAACATCTGATCGTCAGCTCGCGCCCGGCTGACGTGCTGACCGTTTTCGAGCAGCTGCGCGCGACGCATGCGAAGGTTTCGGAGCCGCTTCGATACCTAAACGACCTTGTCAATTCGACGCCGAGCTCGGCAAATCTGAGCCGATACGCGGACATCGTTCGGTCGCGTTCGCAACTGCGCGGTGCGGTGCGCGCCGCTCGTGCCGTGATCGATCAATGCCACAACACGAACGGGCGCGAAGCGACCGAGATTATAGATTCGGCGCAGGCGGCGTTTCTGCGACTGTCGGATCGCGGCCAGCGCGCGGCAGACAGTTTCCAGCCAATGCAGCCAGCGTTGACGCGTGTGGTCGAGCGCATCGACGAGCTGTTTCACCGCGAGGACCGCGGCGGGATCACCGGAACGCCGACCGGATTTGTCGACTTAGACGCGCGACTCGACGGTATGCATGGCGGTGAGTTGATTATCGTCGGCGGACGGCCGTCGATGGGAAAGACCTCCCTCGCAATGAATATCGCAGAGCATGTCGCCATCGTGTCGAGATTGCCCGTCGGCGTCTTGTCGCTGGAAATGCCGACCGAACAGTTGACCATGCGCATGCTGGCGTCGACATCCCGTATCAGCCAAAACAGGCTGCGAACCGGTCGCCTCGAGGATGACGACTGGCCGCGCCTGACGCGTGGCGTCGAGCTGATGGCCGACGCGCCCGTGCATATTCTCGATAGCTCCGCGATCACCCCGTCGAAATTCAAGTCCGAGTTGCGGCGCTTGTATCGCGAATGCGGCCGGCTCGGGATGATTGTCGTTGACTACCTGCAGCTGATGTCGGGTGACGGCGGCGGATCTGAAATGCGGGCCACCGAGGTCGCCGAAATATCGCGCGCACTCAAACAAATTGCGAAGGAACTCGACGTTCCGATCATCGCGCTGTCGCAGCTTAATCGAGGGCTCGAGAATCGCCCAAACAAGCGGCCCGTCATGTCCGATCTGCGCGAGTCGGGTGCGATCGAGCAGGATGCCGACGTGATCCTCTTTATCTACCGCGATGAGGTCTATAACCCCGACAGCGCAGATCGCGGTACGGCCGAAATCATCATTGCGAAGCAGCGAAACGGGCCGATTGGCACCGTACGGCTCGCATTCCAGAACGCAACAACCCGGTTCGAGAATTTCGCCGAGCCGACATCGAATTATTGATCACGTATGAGAACTGTATCTCCCTTTTACTCCTGGCGCCGCGCAATGATGTGCAGTGCGCTGCCGTCGACGACAAAGCTCGTGCTGTTCGTCGTGGCGGAATATTCGAGCGGAATGGACGGCACGTGTTGGCCGTCACTCGAAACGATCGCCGAGAAGGCGACGCTATCCATTCGTGCCGTCACGAAGCACCTTGGCATCGCCGCTGAGCTCGGATGGTTGACGAGTTGGCGTTCGCGGCGGCCGGATCGGAAGTGGGCGCATGCGCACTATCGGCTGTCCATTCCGGAGGACGTGGCGCTCCAGCAGCGGGATGCGATAGATCTCGATCTCGCCGCAGCCGACGATGAGTTGGCGGTCGGCGGCCCGGAACGTGGTGCCGAAGATGCTCAAAAAGTAGTCAGATCGGAACCACGTGCCAGTAATTCCGGTGAATCACTGGCACCAGGTGCCAGCAACCTGGCAGGGGCAGTAGTCCGTGGTCCCGGTGACGGCGATTGGGGCCCTGAAACTGTCGATTCGGTAGAAAGTTCCTGGCACCACGTTCCAACTAACTACCCAGTAAACAGAAATACAAGTAAACCCTCTCTCTATCAAACCACAGTGGTTAGCACAGGTAGCGGCGATCAGAGAGAAAAACCGAGTGACGGAGATTTTTCGTTCGCTCGGTGGATGCTCGACAGGCTGCGTGCTGACGATCCGGGATTTCCTGCACCGAACCTTGACGAGTGGGCGAGCGATGTCGCGGCAATGATTCGCTGCGATGGCAGAACGGTCGACGCGATGGCGCGGCTCGTGGGCTATGCGATGCGCGACAAGTTCTGGAAGCGAGTCATCACGTCCCCGGCACGGCTTCGGAAAAACTGGGAGGAATTGCGACGCCGTCGCAACGCGGCGCTCGAATCGAAGGCCGTAGCCTCGGTGCCGGGCGCTGTGGTGAGTCATGAATCTTCCGGCGTTGACGATCGCCAGTGTGCGCACGTCGAAGCCGGTTGCCGCTGCACGAATCCAGCAACAACTCTCATCGGTGCCGGCGCGTCGCGCCGAGGCTATTGCCGAAAGCACATCAGCTTTTACGAAGAATGACGGGGAAATTATGACGATCGAAAAACGACTCCAAAATTGGGCGCGCGCGTACAGCTTCGGTGAAGGCCATTCCGACGGCACTGTGGCAAGCATCTATTTCCCGAATTCCGCGGGGAAGACGGTGGCGAGCGACGTGGACGTTGCGGACGCTGAGTTGGTCGAAAAGGCGTGGCGTTGGTTGATGCCGCTCGACAAGCAGCTACTTCGCATGCACTACATGTGGAACGCACGGCCCGCCATGATTTGCCGGCGGTTGGGAATCAAGGTGCGTCCACACTCAGTGTTCGACTTCGCGCTGTCGCACGCACGCAAGGCAATCGAGGAACAGCTCAGCGATTCGGCGCGTCAGCACGTGCGGATCGCCGACGTCATTACGCGCATGCAGATTGATGTTGCGAATTCGAAATAGCTGTTCTACACTTCGATCCACAATTTGATCCGGCGAAAGCTGAGTAGAGTTCGGGCACTCCCCGGGCTCTCTGGCGCCCGGAAGAATCGCAAAGCCTCGATCGCGAAAGCGTCGGGGCTTTTTCGTATGTTGGCATCGAGCGGCTGTGAAGCTGCGACGGGGAGTTCGTTAATGGCGTCAAATAAAAAGAACAAATTGCCTGATCCAAGCGTCGAGAGAAGCGCTGAATTTCTTCAGTGGCTGCTCAATGAAAGCGAACGATCTGCGGTGATTCTTGGCGGGGCACTTGCCGACGAGGAGTTGCTCGCGTTGATGCTCAAGGTAATGCCATCACCGAACAAGGCAGAGGATCGATTGTTCGAGCCCGAACGTCCTCTCGGCTCTTTTTCCTCGCGTATCACCTTGGCTCATCGGATCGGATTGATTGACGATGATTTCGCAAGGGGACTCAACTGGGTCAGAGATCTGAGAAACCATTTTGCGCACCGAGTTGAGCACGCGAAGCTCACTGATGATGCATATCGCGACCGCGTTACCAACATCGCCGGTTGGGTGAAGGCTCATCACGCGTATGCTGATGTGTTCGAGGGTACAAAGCGATTCAATGCCGACATTTCCGATCCGCATCGACATTGGGTTGTTTGCGTTTCGGCGATTGTCATGCGTTTGCGAGCGGCCCGTAAGAATGCCGCGCCACTTCGATCGACTGTTCAGGCGCGCATCACCGTCAAGGACGACGAGAAATAGGGGCTGGGAACCTTTAGTTGGAGAGCGTAATGCCGAGGAAAGCGCCGACGCAATGTCGGCATTACGGATGTGGCCGACTTGTCGCGACGCCGGGCTACTGCGCCGAGCATGCGAGTGAGGCGGTCGGTTGGCAATCGGATCGCCAGCGCGGCTCGCGTCACGCCCGCGGATACGGATCGGACTGGACAAAGCTGCGGCGTGAAGCGCTCGCGCGCGACAACGGGCTCTGCGTGCCGTGTCGGAAGAAAGGCCGGATCGCTCGCGCTATTGCGGTAGACCACATCGTGTCGAAGGCCGAGGGCGGAACCGACGAGCTGACCAATCTGCAGTCGATCTGCAAACCGTGCCACGACGCAAAGACGTCGGCGGAAGCGGCGCGTGGGCGCAGTCGCCGCTGATCCGGCGCGGGCCGCCGCCCCGAAACCGAGGGGGGGTGGTTTTAATTTTTCGGCCCCTTGCTCGGGACCGAACGTTCAGCCGCATTTTTTCGCGGACCACTTTTTGAAGAGGGGGGGGTTAAGAAAGCCGCCCCATAGAGCCGATCGCGCAACGCGAGATGAGTTTTTCGTCGGCTCGCTTACCGGAAGCCTCACATGAGTCCGAATCAACCGTTTGCCGACGTCGGCGGTGCCGACGATTCGCGCGCGTCGGGCGCCGGCGTTGGAAAGGCGATCGAATCGCCGCCGCCGCCGCCCGGGGTGCATTTCGAGTCTGCGCACCGCAAGGTGTGGGACTACCTCTGCTTCGCGCTGCGCGCAGAGGGCGTGCCGCACCGCACTGCCGGTGTCGCGCTGTCGATCGTCTGCTTTGACTTCGTTCGCTGGGTGAAGGTCGAGCTGCAGCTACGCGACTTCGAGAAGATCAATCACGGATCGTTCATGGTGCAGACGCCGAACGGTCATACGCAGCCGCATCAACTCTATTACGCGGCAAAGTCGCTGAAAGAGGGGTTGCTCAAGTGTCTACCGGAAGCATGCCTGACGACTCCGTCGATGCTGATCGCGAAATCGAAGATGGAAGATCCGAATCCGCAAGACGACCTGTTCGACCAGCTGCTCGACCACGCGCGCTCCAGACCGACGAGCTTGCCCGCCTAACGCCCGCCGTTCGGCATCGGTGGGATGTCGGGTATGGCCTGCCCGTGCTACGAGGCGACATCGTCGTCGGCGAGTTCGTGTTTCTTGCGGTAAAGCGCCATTACGACGATCTGATCGCCGGCCCCGCGCGCGGCATCGTGTTCAGTGCGCCGCATGCAGCGCACATTATCGATTGGATCGAGAAGCAATTCCTACACATCAAGGGTGCGCTGGCCGGTCAGGCGCTCGTGCTCGATCCGTGGCAGCGGTTTTGGACCGCGGTCATGTACGGATGGCGTCGTGTCGATGCGGGCCTGCGCCGGTTTCGCACAGGATACGAGGAGGTCGCGCGCAAGAACGGTAAGTCGACGTGGAAGGCGGGTCAGGGCGACTACCTGTTTCTGATGGATGGGGAGCAGGGCGCAGAGGTCTACACGATTGCGACGACGCGCGAGCAGGCGATGAGCGTGTTCAAGCCGGCGCTCGACAACTACCGGCGTCGGTGCCGGCGATCGAAACGGCTGGCGCGATCGATCAAGGTGTACGACGGAACCAACCAAGAGCGGATCGTGTTCGGCAGCAGCGTGTTCAAGCCGTTGCCGGCGAACGCGGAATCGCTCGACGGTTTGAACCCGTCGGTTTGTATGGTCGACGAGCTGCACGCGCACAAGACTCGGGAAGTTTGGGACGTGATGGAGTCGGCGCTCGGCGCGCGACTCCAGCCTTTGATTTCAGCCATCACGACGGCCGGCTACATCCTCGACGGGATCTGCACTGAGATTCGCATGTATCTCGTGATGATCCTGCGGGGTGAGAAGATCGACGATAGCTTTTTCGGCTACATCTACACGCTTGATGACGACGACGATCCGTTCGACCCGGCTGTTTGGATCAAGGCAAACCCGAGCCTGGGTAGTGCGAAGACGGTCGAGTACATGCGTGCGCAGGCGACGAAGGCAGCCGAGCTGCCGAGCGCGAAGGCCAACTTTCCCACCAAAGACCTGAACGTCTGGGTCAATGGTGCCTTGAGCTGGTTCGACATGCAGGTGTGGGACCGATGCGGTGCGCCGTTCGACCCCGCGATTCTCGCCGGCCGGCGGTGTTTCGGTGGACTCGACCTTGCGAGTACGCAGGATTTGAGCGCGTTCGTGCTCGTCTTTCCCCCGTACGACGACGGCGGGGATATTGTCGAAGAGCTCGGCCCGGACGGCGAGTGGTATGTGGTCGCGCATATTTTCGCGCCGGAGGCGAAGGTCAACACGCAGGAGGGTAGCGACGCAGCGCCGTATAAGAAGTGGGCCGAGCTTGGATGGCTGACGGTAACGCCTGGAGCGGTGACCGACTACTCGATCATTCGCGACACGATCATCGGCGCGTGCAAGAAATTCAAGGTACAGGACGTCGCATTCGATCCCTGGAACGCCACGCAGATCGTCAACGAATTGCTTGAGGCAGAAATTCCAATGGTTCAGGTGCAACAGAACATGTCGGGCCTCTCGCCGGGTGCGAAGCAGCTCGAGCGGTTGGTGTACGGCGGCAGCATGCGACATGGCGGAAATCCGGTAATGCGGTGGTGTGCGAGCAATGTGACGCTGATGCTTGATTCGAACGACAACATCCGGCCCGACAAGAAGAAATCGCGGCCGAACGGGCGCATCGATCCGATCGTCGCCGCGTGTATGGCAACGACTCGGGCTGTGACATATCAGCCCGAATCCGCTCCGGAAATCTACATCCTATGACGAACGCAACGAACGGTGCGCCGCGCACGAACGCGAGCGGGTCACGCATCTTGAACCAGTGGAACGCGGAACGGCAGTCGGCCAGGGCACAGGCAGCCGTCGTGTCGACCAGCGAGATTGTTCCGGGGACGGACGCATTCGACTGGATGACGGGACTGCAGACGCCGGGCAGGGCGGTGAGCGAGCGCGGCGCGATGAGTGTTGCGGCCGTCTATTCGTGTGTATCGCTTATCGGTGGAGCCGTCGCGGCGACGCCGCTGGTCGAATACATGCGCGGCCCGGATGGCGTGCTCCCGGTCGAATCGGAGTACTGGGAGCTGCTGAACGAACAGATGCATCCGCGATGGTCGGCGGCCGTCGGTTGGGAGTTCGGCGTGCAGGGGCTGCTGCTGCACGGCGACCTGATGTCGCGGATTCATCGCGTCACGCCATGGTCGCCGAAAATCGAATGGATCGAGCCTTTGCATCCGCTGTCTGTTTGGCCCGATCTCGTCGACGATCGGTTGGTATACAGCTACGTCGATCCGGCAACGCATGCTATCGAGACGGTCGATCAGGACGACATGATCCACGTTCCTGGGCCGGGCTTCGATGGCCGACGCGGCATGTCGCAAATTCGCAGCGCGTTGCGTGGTCCGGTCAACGTATCGTCATCGGCCGGCCAGCTGATCGATTCGATGTTGTCGGAGAACCTTCGCCCTGACCTGGTTATCCGCGCCGATAAAAAGCTTGACGAGGCAGACATCGCGCTATTGCGTAAGCAATGGTTACAGCGATACAGCGGGTTGCACAACAGCACTGCGCCGATCGTGCTGGGTGGAGGGATGGACATCAAACAAATCACGATGTCCGCTGCTGACGTGCAGCTAATTGAAAACCGCAAGCTGACCGACGACGACATTTGCTCGGTGTTCGGAGTGATGCCGCACATGATCGGGCGGAGCGACAAGGGAACGACGATCGGGACAACGGCCGAGCAGCTCGCGAAGCATTTCGTGAAATACACGCTTGGCCGACACCTGACAAAAATTGCACAAGAGGTCGGCCGCAAGGTCGTGCGTAAGTCGAAGCGCTCGATTCAACACGATTACACGGCGCTCGAGCTCGGCGACACGAAGGCGATGTTCGAGGCATTCCGTATCGCACTCGGCCGCGCAGGGGAGCCCGGTTGGATGTCGCAAAACGACGTGCGGCGACGGTTCAACATGCCGCCGGTGCCGGACGGCAACAAACTCAATTCAGGGACAAAAGATGCGACGAAACCGAATCCTCCAGCTGCTGAATGACAACCGTGCGGCGCCACGTGCCTTCAGCGTGAAGGCGAGCGACGACGGCACGGTTGCGACTGTCTACCTTTACGACGTGATTGTGACCGACGAATGGTGGGGCGGCGTCTCCGCGCAGTCGTTCGTGCAGGCGCTCGCCGGGATCACGGCCGACACGATCCACCTTCGGATCAACAGCCCGGGCGGCGACGTGTTTGCCGCGCGCGCGATGGAAACGGCAATTCGCGGTCATTCCGCGCGGGTGATTGCGCACGTCGACGGCGTTGCCGCGAGCGCGGCCAGCTTCGTGATGCTGGCCGCCGATGAGGTTGAGATCACGGACGGCGCGTTCGTGATGATCCATAACGCATGGACGTTCGCGATGGGAAATGCGGACGATCTGCGTGAATCGGCAAAGCTGCTCGACGCCGTCGACGCGTCGCTGGTGCGAACCTACGCGAAGGAGACTGGGCAAAGTGAGGACGATATTTCCGCATGGATGGCGGCTGAAACGTGGATGTCATCCGACGAAGCCGTGCAACGCGGCTTTGCTGATCGGCTCGCGGGTGCTGGCGCGGATGCACAGGCATCCGCGTGGAATCTCTCGGCGTATGACCGCGCGCCGAATGCCGCGCATGCGCAGTCGTCGCCGCGCGGGCCGGTCGCGTTCGCCCCGCCGGGATCGGCGCCTGCGCCGGTGCCGGATTCGAAACCTGCCGAGCCGGCGCCCCCTCCGCAGGCGTCGGCCGCGGCGCCTGACATGGATGCAATGCGGCGCAGGCTGGAACTTGCACAACGTTCGTGACGCGTTCCCGCGTCGATTCAAAGGGCTGCCTTAGGGCGGCCCTTTCTTTTTCTGTCGATGGAGACTGTATGGCTATTGCAATTCAAGCACTGCGGGAGCGTCGCGACGCACTCGCGAAAAATCTGAACGCGCTGCTGGAAAACAACCAGGGCGATAAGTGGGGCGCCGATCAGCAAAAGGCGTACGACGAAGGCCTCGCCGAGATGGATCGTGTGAGCGCCGAGATCAAGCGTCATGAAGGGCTGATGAACCGGCTCGCCGAGGAAGCGCTTGCCGGCAATCCCGAGGGGCTGATCAACGCACACGTCAAGACGCCCGGCGCGCACGAAGGCGAGTCGCGAGCGATCCGCACGTTCCTTCGTCGTGGCGTGCTAGCGCTGACCGACGAGGACCGTGCGCGCATGCTCGCGCGGCAGACGCCGGATATCCAGAACGCCATGTCGACCGGTGATCCGGCGGCCGGCGGCTATACCGTCGCTCCGGAGTTCTATCGCCGGCTGTCGGAGGCGCTCAAGGCTTTTGGCGGCGTTCGCGATATCGCTACCGTTCTGTCGACCGGGACGGGTGCGTCGATGACGTTCCCGGGTACGGACGCGACGACGGAAGAGGGCGAGATCGTCGACGAAAACGGAGAAACGAGCGACAGCGATACGAAGTTCGTCGCGAAGTCGCTCGATGCGTTCCGCTACTCGTCGAAGTCGATCGCGCTCTCGATGGAGCTGCTGCAGGACAGCATGTTCGACCTCGAAAGCTACATCATTCGTCTGTTGACGACGCGCATCGGTCGGATCACCGCACGGCATTTCGCGAAGGGCACGGGTAACAAGCAGCCGGTCGGGCTGCTCACGGCCGTGGGCACTGGCGTGACTGTTGCGTCGCCGAACCTGATCACCTACGACGATCTGATCGACCTCGAGCACAGCGTCGATCCGGCATATCGCGTGCGTCCGAGCTGTGGCTACGCCATGCACGACCAGATGCTGAAGGCCGTTCGCAAGATCAAGGACGAGCAGAAGCGGCCGATTTTCGTGCCGGGCTACGAGCAGGGTAATCCGGGTGGTGCGCCGGATCGTCTGCTCGGCCGACCGGTGAAGATCGTGCAGGAATACGACGTGCCCGAGGCGGGTGCCAAGCCGCTGACGTTCGGCGACCACTCCGAATACATCGTGCGCGAAGTGATGGATCTCACGATGTTCCGCATGACGGACTCGCGCTACACGCTGAAGGGGCAGGTTGGTTTCGTCGGCTTCAACCGCCAGGGTGGCAACCTGATCGACATCGGTGGTGCTGTGAAGGCGCTGAAGATGGGCCAGCCGGCGGCGCCGCAAGGCTGATCAACGGGGCCGCCACGTAGTGGCGGCCGCACATTCGACGTGAGGAATAAATGGCCGACCAGTTGGCATATCCGCTGCGTGTCGCGGCGGGCCGCGTCGACGTGATGAAGCGGCCCGCCGAGGAAGTGATCACGCTCGACCTGGCGCGCGAGCACTGCCGAATTGATGGCGACGACGAGGATGTTCTGCTGACGGGGAATATCGTCGCGGCGCGCGAGGCGCTCGAGGCGGCGTTGTCCCGCCCTTTGCTTCCGCAGGAGTGTCGGGTGCGGGTTGACTCGTTTCCGTCGGATCGCATTCTCCTGTGGAACGACGTGATCGAGATCATCGGCGTGTCATATACGGACGAGGCCGGCGTGCGGCAGACCTTGCCGCCGGCAGCGTACCGAGTGATGGACCGGGCGTATCTCGTTTCCCGAAAATCGTTCCCATATGGCGAGGATGTCGAGGTGCGATTTCGTTGCGGTGCATTCGAGACGCCCGATGCTGTGCCCGAATCGCTCGTTGCGTGGATGCTGCTGCAGCTCGGCACGCTATCCGCGCATCGCGAATCGGAGCTCGACGGCACGGTCAGTTCGCTTAGTGAGGATTTCACGAACCGGCTCATCGCGCGTCACGCGATCGTCGGCATTTAGCGAGGACCGTATGCGTGCGGGAAAACGAAACGAGCGAATCGTGATCGAGCGCCGAAGTGGTGCAGTAAACGAGAACGACGAGCCATTGCCGGATGCGTGGGTCGAGCATTCGAGGCCTTGGGCTGACGTGCTGTTTATCAGCGGGAAAGAGCATGTCGTTTCAGGTGCTGTCCGGGGCTCAGCGGTGGCCAGCATGCGCATCCGTTACCGGGCCGGTATCGACGAGCAGATGCGCGTACGTTACGACGGCAGGTTGTACGACATTACGGCGGTCCTGCCATCGCGCAAGCGCGGGTATCTCGATCTGTCGGTGAAGGTGGGGGAGAAGTATGTCTAGTGTGCAGATTCTGGGGCTGTCCGACCTGCGTGCCGATTTCGGGAAGCTTGCGAAAGCGCAGTCGACGAAGGCGCTCAGGCGTGCGACCGTGGCCGGGGCGAAGGTGATCCGAGACGAGGCACGCGCACGCGCGCCGAAGAAAACAGGAAAGCTGCGGCGAAACATCGTCTCGGCCGCGCTTCGGCAGAAGGACGCACCCGGTATCGCGACGGCGGGTGTGCGCGTGCGGACGAAGGGCAAGGGCGATTCACCCAGCAACGCGTTTTACTGGCGTTTCGTCGAGCTCGGCACGCCGCATATGCGGGCGCAGCCGTTCGTGCGACCGGCGTTCGACGAGTCGATCGGTCAGGCCGAGGGTGCGATTCGTACTGAGATCGCGCGCGCGATCGACGCGGTGATCGGGGGTGGCCGGTGAGTGCTCTCGTTGTCCGCAATGCGATCGGCTCGGTGGGCGCTGCGAAGGGCTATGCCGGCGCCGCGGCCACAGGAGCGAAATCACCGTATTACGTGGTGTCGCGAGTGAGCGGTGCGCGCGACATGGCCATCGGGGGAGCGACTGGCGGCAAGTCGGGGGTGTATCAGATCGACGCCTATGCCAGTACGTATACAGACGCCGACGCGCTTGCCGATCGGGTAATCGAACGCGCGTACGCGGCCGAGCAGTTTTCTGTCGGCGGGGTGAATGACCTGCCCGACGACTATTCGAGCGATTCCGGGGATTTTCGGGTGAGCCTCGAAATATCCGTTGAATTCTGACGGAATCCGATGTGTGTACGGCCCGCCTCGCGCGGGCCTTTCTTTTTTATGAGGGGCTTATGGCCGAGAAGAGCAAGCGCATCAAGGCGCAAGGTACGAAGGTCGAGATCTCGAAAACGGTTTCGGCGGATCTCGACGATAACACGCTCGTTTTCGTCGATCTCGGGACGACGACCAAAACGATCAACTGGCAGGGTGGTCAATCGGCCGAAATCGATGCAACGACCCTGGAAAGCGAGGAAAAGGAATCGGAGCTCGGCCTGGCTGATCCGGGCGAGTTTTCGGTCGACGGCAACTATTCGTCGGACGACGCCGGCCAGCTAATTCTCCGCAGGGCGCGCGGCACGGGCGACAAGTACGTGTTCCGCGTGACTTTCCGCGACAAGTCGCAATTCCTGTTCATCGGCATGGTGCGTCAGTACACCTGGTCGGCTGGCGTCGACGGCATCGTGACGTCGACCTACAGCGTCCGTGTCAGCGGCTCGCCGAAGGAAGTGCCGCCGCCGGCCGTACCGGCGGGTTAATCGATCTCAAAAGCGAAAGGAAAGAGTGATGACGAAAACTCCGATGGTCGCTGGCACGCTGCGTGCCGCGATTCTCAACCCGTTGGCCGGCTGGCGCCACGAGATGGTGCCGATGCCGGAATGGGGCGACGTGACGGTTGCGGTGCGCGAGCCGTTGCTCGAGGACCGCGCGTTCTGGCTCGAGCCGCTGCGCCTCGCTGCCGGCGTCGAGCCGGGAGACGACGAGGAAACGGCCCGCGCCAAGTATTCGCGTGTCCGCCCGGACGAGCACGTGCTCGCCTCCGCGCGGTTGTTCGTGCGCGTGCTCTATGTCGAGACGGCCGCTGGCTGGCGTCGCGAATTCGAGGACGGGGACGCGCAGGAGGTCGCGTCGGCATTCGGAGCGGCGCACGAACGCATCGTCAATACGGCGCTCGAACTCGGCAATATGAAAGCCGACGCGGAGGACGATGCAAAAAAAGCCTCCGCCGAAACCCCGATCTCCGACTCGAACTGACGTTGGCGCTGCGGCTCGGCCGGACGCTTGCCGAGCTGCGCGCCGATATGTCGACCTCGGAATTCGCCTTGTGGCAGGCGTTCGACGCCGAGTCGCCGATCGCCGATGATCGTTACGACCTTCATGCCGCGATGGTTGCGTCGGCTGTGTTCCAGGCGCAGGGTGCGAAGGTCAAGGTGGCCGACATGATGCCGAACTGGTCGGGCGAGTCGCCGGAGGCTCAGGAGGTCGCCGATGATCCTTTCTTCGCAGGCCTAATGAGATTGGTAAAGTAGGTGGATAGAAAATATGGGAACGAGTCTCCGCGAGCTGATCGTCAGCGTTACCGCGAATACGACCCAGTACGACCGACGCATGCAGCAGCTCGGGTCGACGGCCAGCGGCTATTTCAACGCGGTCCGGGATGGGGGCCGCGCGGCTGACGCGGCGTTCGCGTCCAACGCGTCGAGCGTGCAAGTGACCGTGCGCGCGATCGAGGCCGCGCGCGGCTCGCTCACGGCATATGCGCAGGCTGCTGCCGCAGCGTTCGGCGTGCACCAACTGATCGAGTACGCCGACGAATGGACGAACCTGAGTAACCGGCTCAAGATCGTCACGCGGGATCAGATCGATTTCGCCGTCGCGCAGAACGATGTGCTTCGGATCGCGCAGGCAACGCGGCAACCGCTCGACGCGACGGCCGAGCTGTATCAGCGGATCGCGAACAACACTTCGCACCTCGGCCTGTCGATTAAGCAGGTCGGCCCGCTGGTCGAAACGATCAGCAAGGCGGTTGCGCTATCGGGCGTATCGGCCGACACGGCGCGGCTCGGTATCGTGCAGCTGGGTCAGGCGTTCGCGTCCGGCCAGCTGCGCGGGCAGGATCTGAAGAGCGTGCTGGAGGAACTGCCGGGCGTTGCCGACGCTATCGCGCGCGGGATGGGTAAGGGCACGTCCGAGCTCAAGGCGCTGGCCGAGGACGGCAAGCTGACCGTCGAGAACCTGATCGACGCGCTGAAAAATGCCGGGTCGAGCACGGACGCGCTGTTCGGCAAGGTCGACATGACGGTCGGGCAGGCGATGACGCGCCTGCAAACGGAAATCATCGCGTACGTCGGTCACGCGAACGAGGCAACAGGCGCGAGCGCGAAGCTGGCACAGAGCGTGGTCTACGTTGCTGATCACCTCGACGAAATTGTCACGATCAGCGCATCGCTTGCAGCCGGCCGGCTCGGTGTGTATTTCGCGCAGACGACCGTGGCAGTCAGCAAGTCGGCCATCGCGTGGAACGTCGAGCGGCAGGCGCTGCTCGCGAAGGCGCAGGCGGAAAACGCGGCCGCGCTCGTCACGATCACGAAGGCGCAGAGCGACCGCGACGCGGCGGCGGCAAAGCTGCAGAACGCGCAGGCCGCAGAGGTCGCCGCGGCGGCCGAGCTGGCCGGCATGCGCGCGATGCGCGAAAGCCTCGCGATGCAGTCGGCGCTGACGGCCGGCTCGATCCAGTACACGCAGGCGAAGCTCGCCGAAGCCCGTGCGATCGAGGCGAGCGCGGTGGCACAAGTCGCGACCGCGCGGTCGAATCTGGCGAACAGCCAGGAGATCGGCACGCGGATCGCCGGCATGCCGTACGCGGCGGTGATTGCGCGCGAGACGGCTGCGGCGCAGGGCGAGCTTGAACGGGCAGAGGCATCCCTCGCGTTGGCGCAGCAGCGCCGCGTGGCGCTGGAGGCTGCGGCGGCCAAGGGTACGGTCGACCAGACGCGCTACGCGGCGGCGCTGGCCGAAACCGAGAAGGGGCTCGCCGTCGCCGAGCGTGAGGTCGCTGCGGCGACGCAGGCCCGCGAGCGGGCCGAGCGTGGGGCGACGGCCGCGACGGCGGGTCTGGCCGCCGCGACCGAGCGCGCGGCGGTGGCGCAGACTGCTGCCGCACGCGCCGGCTCGTTGATGCGCACGGTAGGGTCCGGATTGCTGTCGGTGATGGGCGGCTTGCCCGGCATCATCGCGATGGTTGGCACGGTGGCGCTCGGCGCCGCGGTGAATTGGCTGGTATTCCGCGATCATGCGAGCAGCGCGACGTCGAGCCTGATCGACATGCAGGCGCCGCTCGACCAGATCATCGAGAAGTATCGTCAGCTGTCGCCGTTGCTGCAGGAGGTAGAGCGCAATCGGGCGAAGCAGGCGCAGGCCTCGGCGCGCAGTGACGTAGCGGATGCGTACGCGGGCCTCGCGGCGCGCGCATCGCAGAGCGTCATCATGCCAGGCATCGGCGACAGCCCGCCGATCATCACGGACGAGAATCAGGTTGCGCTCGATCGGTTCATTGAAGGGCTGAACCGGATCAAGACCGAAAATCTCGGCGTAGACGAGAAGTCGCGAGAGCTTGCTTCGCTGGTCGGCGTGTTTATCGATGCGACGAAGGGCGGTGACGAGCTTCGCGCTGAACTGGTGCAGGCCGCGTCGGCGATCGACACGGCCGGCGCCGCGGCGGACAAGGGCACGCGCACGCTCGCCGCGATGGATGCTGCTGCGCGCGCTGCGGCCGACGGCATTCGACTGCTCACGGAAGAAAATAATTTCTTCGCGGGCGGCATGGCGGCCGAGGCCTGGAACAAGTACGTCGAAAAGCTGAAAGAAGCCTCCGACGTCATCGGCATGACCGCGCAGCAACGTGCCGAGTACGAAGCGAAAACGAAGGGCGCGAACAGTGCGGAGGCACGGCAGGCCGGTTTGATCGCCGGGCGCGCGGACGCGTACAAATCGCTCGAGAAAGCGATCCAGGACAAAGACGCGAAGGCCGAGGCCGGCGCGCGGCGAAATATCGACAACCTGACGCGCGAGCTCGCGCTGATGAATCAGCAGATGGTCGTCGCCGCGGCGCTGGCCGAGTTTCAGGCTGATCTCGTCAGCAAGAAATTCGAGAAATTCGGCTTCAACGCTGACGCGGCGCTCGCGGCCGCCGCGGCGCGCGGCAAAAAGGCGTTCGATGACACGGTGTCGGAATCGGCTGGCCAGGTCGCGCGCATCGGCGTCAACGCACCGGCGCTTGCGCACAAGAGCCGGTCCGGCGGGTCGCGCGCCGAGCCGGAAAGCCAGCGCATGCTCGACAACATCGCGCAGCGCATTGCGCAGTTGCGCGTCGAAGCGGTTGCAACCGACAAGCTCACGCAATCGGAGAAGGATCGGATCGGCTTTGACCAGAAGCTGACGGATCTGGCCGCGAAGCGCACGAAGCTGACCGATGGCGACAAGAGCTTGATTCGTGACCAGGCTGCAATTCGCGCGGCATACGACCGTGCGGTGCAGCTGGAGAAAGAGGTCCGTTATCACGAAGCGATCAACAAGCTGAAGGAGCGCAGTGCGCAGATCGATGCGGAGCTGGCGGACTATGCGTCCGAGAGGCAGCGCGAGGTAGCGCGCGAGCTGGCCGCGATGCCGATGGGCGACAACGCGCGCGAGCTGAACCAGGCGACGAGCCGCGTCGGCGATGAGTTCCGGCGCCGGCGCGACGATTTCACAAAGGGCGCGCGGAAGGACGGCACGCTAGGGTCGCCGGAGTATCTGGCCGAGATCGACCGCATCAACCGGGCCGAGGCCGATCAGGTCGAGCGTGAACGCGGGTATGTCGAGCAGCGGCTCGCGGTGCAGCGCGACTGGCGCGTCGGCGCAAGCCGTGCGGTGGCGCTGTATCAGGAGTCCGCGGAAAACGCTGCCGGTCGCGCGGAGGAGGCATTTACGAGTTCGTTCCGCAGTATGGAGGACGCGCTCACCTCGTTCGTGTCGACCGGCAAGCTGGATTTTCGCGGACTGGTCACCCGCATGATCGCCGACCTTGCGCGCTTCGCCGCGCGCGCGGCGATGGCGCCGGTGTTCGGCGCGCTCGGTTCAGCGCTTGGGCTTGGCGCGGCCGGCGCCGGTGGCTTCAGTGCGTCGTCGTTGCTTGGCGGTGTGGCGGGCGGCATGTCCGACATGTTCGGGGCGGGTGGCGGCAACGCGTACGGTTTCCACCTGGCGACCGGCGGGCGGGTCACTGGCCCGGGCACGTCGACGAGCGACAGCATTCCTGCGTGGCTCTCCAACGAGGAATTCGTGGTGAAGGCCGCGGCTGTGCGCAAGCCCGGCGTGCTTCGCCTGCTGGAGGCGATCAACAGCGGACAGGATCTCGGTTTCGCGAAGTTTGCGAACGGCGGCCTGGTCGGCGGGGGCTCGGCCGGCGGGGGCGCGCTCGGGGTGCAGGGCGGAGGGATCGAGCTGAATATCCCGGTGACGATCGACGGCGGCACGGGCAACGCGGCGCAGATGATGGCGAGCGCGGAGTTCGTGAAGAAGCTCACGCAAATGGTGCAGGGGCTGATCGCGGTCGAGAGTCGTCAGGGTGGCGCGCTCTGGAAACTGAAAAACGGGATGGGGTGATGACCGACACGTTTATCTGGCCACCGACGGTCGAAGGGTTCGGCGGCGATACGACGCTGCGTGTGCGGAAGGCCGGTTTCGGCGATGGGTACACGCAGCGCGCGGCGGACGGCCTGAACAACCGGGTGCCGTCATACAGCCTTCGATTCGTGGGGAAGGCGGACAAGATCTCGGCAATTCTCGCGTTCCTGGATGCGCATGCCGGCGCGGTGTCGTTTTTCTGGACGCCGCCGCTTCGGCCGCAGGGCCGATTCGTGTGTGAGAAGTACACCGAGCCGGTGAAGAACGGCAACGTATACACGATCACGGCGCAGTTTGAGCAGACGTTTGCACCATAGGGTTAGAAAATGCCGCAACTTCAAAAAGTCAATCTCGGTACTCCACCGGAGGGAAAGGACGGAGACTCCGTCCGCGCTGCTAACGTCAAGGCAAACGCCAACGTCGACGTGCTGTCCGCCTGCGTTGCGCTGGGATATAACATCCTAAGTGATAACTGGACGCTTGCGCCTAGTAATGTCGGCACGCGATTCGGGTTGAACATGGGTGTGGACGGCAAGGTCATTGTGTTTCCGCTTGCCTCGGCGGTCGTTGCCAACGCCTGCCTTCACTTTTTCAATGTCAGCAATCCTGTAACGATCGGATTGCAGGGTAAAGACGGAACCCAAGTCAAGGTGCTTAATACCGGGGACTGGGCGACCTACGTCTCCGACGGCGGCGGTTATTGGCACGTCGCTGCCCGCGGGAAAATGCTCCCGAATGAAGTGGTGTCCGGGAATCTTTCGGTTGGTGGCACGCTGTCCGTTACCGGGGGAATTGCGGGCGATCTTGCGGCGAGCGGAAAGCTCGTCGGCGGTAATTGTCCGAACCTTCTGGTGAACGGGTCCGGCGAGCTGGGAAGTACTGGGTGGAATGGGACGACATTCGGTCCATTGCAGGGTGGGTTTGGAGAAGGGACGCTCTTCATCAATTCCAATGCAATCAACACTGGCACGTGGGTTGTCGATCAATCCAGCGATATTGCTTGTGGTCCGGGCGTCGTGGTCACGGTGTCGGCCGAGATCAGTACTGGGGGGTTGAACGCCGGCCGAGTGTATATAAAGAGCGAAGCGTTCAAGGCCGATGGAACGTTTATTGGCACTGTTGCTTCGACGCCTTCAATAACAACGAAACGAGATGCTTCCTTTCAGAGTGGTGCGGGCGTAACCCCAGCAGGAACGGCTTCGATCAGGGTGAGCAAGGTTGCGGATGCCGCACCGAACATATCAGCGTTTGGCGTTTCATTTCGACGGATCAAAGTCGAAAGGGGCAACGTGCCCTCGCTCTATTCCCAAGAGGCGAGCATTGCCTATCTTGCAGGCGCACCGGTATTTGCTGGGGTGCCGAAGTTCGGCTCGTATACGCCGTGGCACAGCGGAAATTTAAATCCCGCGAACTATGCAAATCTGGCAACGGACCAGACATTCAAGGGAACGAACTACTTCGAAAGGGCCATCGTTTCGACGTTCTCCCCGTCGGACTATGGTTCGGTGTTCGCTGCAAATCGATTGACCGGATATCTGTTCAGTGATTGGTCAAAATCCTCAGCAGCCGTTCGCGTCGAATGTGGTGACAATGGCGCCGCCTACCAACTTTTACACGCTCAGAAATCTGGGCAGCGCGATTTATTCGCGATGTCCATTCACGCTGGTGGATCAGCAAGCGCAACTGCGGTGGCCTCCTTCACGTTCACAGGAACCGTAAATGCGCATATGTTTTACGACGGAGGGAATGCGGCGTTTATCGGCTCGTTATCGCAAGGCTCAGACTACCGAATCAAGAAATCGGTGGAAAACATTGATACTGCTGAAGCGTACGAGGGCGTGCGGCGCTTGCGTTTCGTCGACTATCTGAAAACTACCAACGTAGGCGAGGACGCGGAGCGCAGAATCGCGGGCGTGATCGCACACGAAGCGCAGGCAGTGTTCTCGAATGTCGTCAGTGGCGAGAAAGATGCTGTAGAGGACGATGGTCGAATGAAGCTGCAAACCGTCGATTACAACGGCCTCGGAGTATACGTCGGCGCAGCGGTGCAGCACATGGCGAATCTGATCGAGTCGTTGGCGTCAGACGTCGCGATGCTGCGCGCCAAGCTGGAGACTCTCGAGGGGGCGAGTTAGCCATATGCCTATTTCCGCGGACGTTCAAAGTCTCGAACCTGGTCGGCGGCTCGAGCTTTTCGAGGTCGATTGCTCGGAGATCAACGGAGACGTGCTGCGCTTTCACGGTCATCTGCAGTCGACGTCGATTGTGTGGCAGGGGTGGGAATACAAGCCGTGGCCGATCCAGGCGGCCGGTTTCGAGCGGACGTCGGATGCGCGGCAGCCTGCGCCCACGCTGACGGTCGGCGACATCAACGGCACGATCACGGCGCTGTGCGTTGCGCTCGATGATCTCGTCGGCGCGAAGGTGTTCCGCCGGCGCACGCTGGCGAAGTACCTCGACGCGGTGAATTTTCCGAATGGCAACCCGACCGCGGACCCGAACGAGCAGTGGCCGCCAGAGCAGTGGCGAATCGAGCAGAAGAGCGACGAGCAGCCTGGCGTGCAGGTGGAATTCACGCTGTCGTCGCCGCTCGATTTCGGCGGGCAGCAGGTGCCCGCGCGCCAGATCGTCGGCATGTGTCAGTGGCGCTATCGTGGGCCCGAGTGCGGATATACCGGCATGGTGTACTTCGACAAGTACGACAGGCCGGTGAGCGACCCGGCGCTCGACCGCTGCAGCCAGAAAATCAGCGGGTGCGAATGCCGGTTCGGAGTGAACAACCCGCTGCCTCACGGCGGTTTTCTGTGCGACACGCTCGCCTAGACCGTCGACCAACTTCTCTTAACGGACCCGCCTCTCGGCGGGTTTTTTTATGGACGAACGAATCAAGCAGGCGATCGAGGCGCACGCGCTTGCCGAGTATCCGCGCGAGTGCTGCGGGCTGATCGTGGAAACCGCTTCGGGAGATCTGTACGTGCCTGGCCGCAATGTCGCGGCGGCGCCGACCGAGAGATTCGGACTCGCGGCCGAGGATTACGCGGACGCGGAGGACATGGGGGAAATCCTCGCGATGGTGCACTCGCATCCGAACGGGACGGCGCAGCCGAGCATGGGTGATCGCGCGATGTGTGAGCGCGCAGGCATTCCGCGGTGGGTGATCGTCTCGCTCGGCGTGCAGGCCGACGGGACGATCGGCATCGACAACTGGTGCGAGTTCGGGCCGAGCGGCTACGTTGCGCCGCTTTACGGTCGGGAATACGTGCATGGCGTTCTCGACTGCTATTCGCTGGTGCGTGATTGGTATCTCGCCGAGCGAGGGATCGTGCTGCCTGATTTCGAGCGCAAGGATGGGTGGTGGGCCGACGGGTATTCGAACCTGTATATCGCGCACTACCAGGACGCGGGCTTTCTCGATATGGGCCGCGACGCGCAGCTCGAGCCGGGCGACGTGCTGCTGATGCAGGTGCGGAGCAAAAACGGCGTGCCGAATCACTCGGGCGTGTATCTGGGTGACGGCATGTTCGCGCATCACATGCACGGGCGGCTGTCGTGCCGCGCGGTGTGGGGTTCGATGTGGCGGGATAGCTGCACGACGGTGCTGCGGCACATCGGGGGTGCGAAGTGACGGAAAAGCTACGCGAGGTGAGGCTTTACGGGATCGCGGGTGCGCGATTCGGTCGGGTTCATCGTCTGGCCGTCTCGTCGACGGCGGAGGCCGTGCGCGCACTGTCGGTCCTGATCCCGGGCTTTCGGAAATTCCTGCTCGACGCGCGCGACAACGGGTTGACGTTCGCGGTGTTCAACGGCCGCAGAAACCTGAGCGAGGACGATCTCAGCGCGCCGGTCGGCGGCGAAGCGATTCGGATTGCGCCGGTGATCATCGGCAGCAAGAGCGGGGGGCTGTTCCAGACGATTTTGGGCGCGGCGCTGGCCGTGGCCGGCTTCGTGTTCAGTCAGCCGACGCTGATCGGGCTGGGCGTGTCGATGGCGCTCGGCGGCATCACGCAGATGCTCAGTCCGCAGCAGGCCGGGCTGGCCGGTGCTGCCGACAACGGAACCTCGTACTACTTCAACGGCGCGGTGAACAGCGCCGCTCAGGGCGAACCGGTGCCGCTCGTGTACGGAGAGATGGTCGTCGGATCGAAAGTCGTCAGCTCGGGCATCTACACAGAGGATCAAGTGTGAAAAAGATTTACGCGGAATCCGGGCCGAAGCGGATCAGCGGGGCGAAGGGTGGAGGCGGTGGGGGTGGAGGCGGTGGGGAATCGCCAGACAGCCTGCATTCCGCCGCGCGCGCGAAGGTGCTCGACGCCATTTCGGAGGGGCCGATCGTCGGTCTGGTGAAGGGCATGCAATCGGTCTTTCTCGATGGCACGCCGATTCAGAATTCCGACGGCTCGGTCAACTTCCAGAGCTACAGTGTCGACGTCCGCACGGGCACGCTCGATCAGGAGTTCATGCCGGGCTTTCCGGCGGTCGAGCGCGAATCAGCCGTAGGTGTGCCGCTGACTTCCGATGCGCCGTGGGTGCGGCAGGTGCAAAACACGCAGCTGTCGGCGGTCCGTATTCGCTTCGGCCTGCCGGCGCTGCAAAAGAGCGATCCGGCGACCGGCGTGTTCGGCTATCGCGTGGAATATGCGATCGATCTGTCGGTCGACGGAGGCTCGTACGCACAGGTGCTGTCGTCGGCCTTCGATGGCAAGACGACGTCGCTTTACGAGCGCTCGCACCGGATCGAGTTGCCGCGCGCCACAACCGGCTGGTTGGCCCGCGTGCGCCGCATCACGCCTAACGCACACAGCTCACTGATTGCGGACACGGTGAATATCGAAGCGATCACGGAGGTGATTGACCGCAAGCTGCGGTATCCGATGACAGCGCTCGTCGGCATGACGTTTGACGCGCGATCGTTCTCGCAGGTGCCGGTGCGGTCGTACCACGTTCGCGGCCTGATCATTCGGGTGCCGTCGAACTACGATCCCGAGACGCGCACGTACTCGGGGGCATGGGACGGGACGTTCAAGCCGGCGTGGACGAACAACCCGGCGTGGATTTTCTACGACCTGCTGCTGAACGATCGCTACGGCCTCGGCAAGACGGTCGACGCGTCGATGATCGACAAGTGGGGGCTGTACGAAATTGCGCGGTATTGCGACGTCATGGTGTCGGACGGCAGAGGCGGCGTTGAACCGCGCTTCACGTGCAACTGCGTGATCCAGTCGGCCGCCGACGCGTACAAGGTGCTGCAAGATATTGCCAGCGTGTTCCGCGGCATTTCGTACTGGGGGCCGGGTGCGGTAGTCGCTTCCGCGGACATGCCTTCCGATCCGGTCTACGTTTACACCGCGGCGAACGTGATCGACGGGGCATTTCGCTACGTAGGGAGCGAGCGCAAGACGCGATACACGGTCGCGCTTGTCAGCTACAACGATCCATCGAACCAGTACAAACAGGCGGTCGAGTACGTGCCGGACGACGACGGTATTGCGCGTTACGGCGTCATCAAGACGCAGGTAACGGCGTTCGGTTGCACGTCGCAGGCGCAGGCGCACCGGCTCGGGCGATGGCTTCTCCTGACGTCGCGCTACGAGTCGGGCACGGTGTCGTTCAAGGTCGGGATGGATGGCGTGCTGGTCGGCCCGGGCCAGGTGATCGCGATCGCCGATCCGCGAAAGGCTGGTCGACGCATCGGCGGGCGCATTCGCGCGGTGGCCGGCAACGTCGTAACGCTCGACAAGGCGCCGACCGTTTCGCCCGGCGACCGCTTCACGGCGATTCTGCCGTCGGGCATCGCTCAGTACCGTGCGGTGAAGTCCGTCGATGGCGACGTGCTCACGTTGGCCGATCGCTTCGACGCGGATCCAGTGCCCGGTGCTGTGTGGATGCTGGAAAACGCGGAGGTCGCGGCGCAGCTCTATCGCGTCGTGAGCGTTCAGGAAGGCGACGACGACGGACGCATCGAGTACACGATCACGGCGACGATGCACGAGCCGGGGAAATACGCGGCAATCGACGACGGCGCACAGATTCAGCAGAGGCCGGTGACGGTCGTGCCGCCATCGGTGCAGGCGCCGCCGACCAACGTGCGCGTGACGACGTACTCGGCAGTCGATCAGGGGATTTCCAAAACGACGATGGTGATCGCGTGGGACGCCGCGGATAACGCCGTGACGTACCTGCCGGAATGGAGGAAGGACAACGGCGATTGGGTCAGTGTGCCGCGCACGGGTGGCCTGCAGGTCGAGGTGCCCGGGATTTATCAGGGGCGGTATGTGGCCCGTGTGCGCGCGCAGAACGTGATGGGCGTTACGTCGCTGCCGGCGATCAGCGCGGAAACGCAGCTGAAAGGCAAAACGACGCCGCCGCCGGCCGTTGCGTCGCTCAAGGCCACCGGCATCGTGTTCGGGATCAACCTGGCTTGGGCGTTCCCGGGCGACGGTACGGCCGGCGATACGCAGCGCACCGAGCTCTGGTATAGCCGCACGCCGAGCCGCGACGATGCAATCAAGCTGTCGGATTACGCGTATCCGCAGGCGTCGACGTCCTTGCAAGGGCTCGCGGTCGGCCAGGTGTTCTATTTCTGGGCTCGGCTCGTCGACACGTCAGGAAACGTCGGGCCGTGGTATCCGGCGGCCGGGCCGGGCGTGCAGGGGCAGCCGACAACCGACGAAGGGGAATACGAGAAGTATTTCGCGGGACGGATTTCGCACTCGGCGCTGGGCGAGGATTTGCGCAAGCCGATCGACGCAATTCCGGGCCTTCAACAAGGCGTCGAGGATAACGCGAGCGCAATCGAAAAGGAGATTCGGAATCGCGCGGACGCGATCGCGAAGGAGGTTCGGGATCGAGCAGATGCTGTGGCCGAAGAGGCACGACAGCGCGGTGCCGCGATCACGGCCGAGCAGCAGGCGCGGCAGACGGCCGACAGTTCGCTCGGGCAGCGCATCGATACCGTGTCGGCCGGCGTGGGTGACGCGGCGGCAGCCATCAAGCAGGAGGCGACGGCGCGCGCCGATGCGGACGGTGCGCTATCGGCGCGAATCGATACTGTCGTCAGCAAGACCGACGGCAACGCGGCGGCCATCGTATCGGAAGCGACGACACGGGCGAACGCAGATTCGGCGCTCGGCAAGCGTGTCGACGCCGTAACAGCCGACGTCGGCGCTAACAAAGCAGCGATCACGGCCGAGCAGCAGGCTCGTGCCGATGCAGACGGCGCGCTCTCGTCGCGCATCGATTCGACGACTGCGGTGGCCAACGCGAATAAGGCCGCGATTGCCGCAGAGCAAAGCGCGCGGGCCGATGGGGACTCGGCGTTGTCGAGGCGGATCGATTCCGTTTCGGCACAGATCAATGTGCCGATGGCTGGCGACAGCGGCCAGGCAGCCGGATCTACGCTGGTAATGGCTGGTGTGTATTCGGAGCAGTCGGCGCGAGCCGAGGCCGATATGGCGCTGGCGCAACGGTTCGAATCCGTAACCGCGCGTATGCAGTCGACACAGGCGAATCTGGTGGCCGATATTCGCACGGAGTCGAAGGCGAGGGCGGATGCGGATAGCGCGCAGGCCGAGCAGATCACGACGGTGCGTGCGCAGGTCAACGAAAACTCCGCGGCCGTGCAGACGGTTGCGCAGTCGTACGCGGACCTGAATGGTCGGGTGTCTGCCTCGTACCAGATCAAGACGCAGATCACGTCGGACGGGCGCACGTACATCGCAGGGATTGGGATCGGGATCAATAACGACAGCGGTATTGTCGAGTCGCAGGTGTTGGTGTCGGCCCAGCGCTTCGCGGTGGTTGACCCGAACAACGGCGGCGCTTCGATCGTGCCGTTCGTGGTGCAGGGCGGGCAGGTGTTCTTGCGCCAGGCGCTCATCGGTTCCGGCTGGATCACGAACGCGATGATCGGCAGCTACATCCAGTCCGACAACTACATCGCGGGCCGGCAGGGCTGGCGGCTCGACAAGAGCGGATGGTTCGAGATCAATTCGCCGGACGGGGCTGGGGGACGGACGGTCTATGACAACAACGGCGCGCGCACATACGACGAGAACGGTGTGCTTCGTGTGCGTTGGGGGAGGTGGGCGTGAATACTGGGCTCCAGATTTTCGACGGCGCCGGACGAGTCATCCTCGATGCAAGGTCGCGTGCGGGGCGAGTCGTCGGTATCGCGTGGACTGGTGGTGGGGATGGACGTGTGGCAGCGGACATGTCCGGCGGGGAGCCATTTTGGTCGTTCATGCCCGCCCGCATTTTCTATCGCGTTTCAGGTGCCGAGCCATCTCCGATTATTGCGATCGACCGGAACGGCGTGAGCTGGCGGTACAGCGGTAATACGAGTGGGTCGAATGCGTACACGCAGGTGCCCGGTTGGATAGTTTATGGAGTGTATTAATGCCGGCAGGATTTCAGGCTTTTACTGATACGGGCGTGTATCAAATCGATGGATTGACCCCCAACTACCAAGTGGTGCAGGCGATGTCGGCGCAGGCGGTGGACACATCGCTACGCCTCGCGATCAACGATGCAGGAAAAACATTCAACGTGACTCTTCCTAGTGTCGCGTTTGCGTTCAATGCAACGGCGGGTCCGATGTACGGCGTATATGCGTCAGATGGCGTTGGCATCACGATTTGGAGTACCGATTTTGACCGGGCTACTTACACCCTGCGATTTGTAACTGAGCGACCGTGCACCGTCTATTTCTTTCAGTTCGATCAGGTGCCGCCGGCGTCTGGAAATTTCGGGCTTCAGGTGTTCAACGGGCAAGGGCGTCTCATTGCTGACTCGTCCAAACCTTTTCTGCGCGTGCTCGACGTTATCTATAACGAATATGTTCCTGGGGATGGGTGGATGGTAGCTGGTGCTCCGAGCCCGCCGTGGGACTCTCGAGCATACGGCGTTCCCATCATCGTCTCGGGAATTTATCCGGTACGTCACGCGTGGAGCTATGACCCTGGAGGCGTCGAGTTGAGTTCAATTCGCGTGAGCGGGGACAGGGTTTCGTGGGGGACAACAATGTACGGAGGTGGCCGAAAGCCAAACTTGGCAGGGTTTCGAGAACAGTGGCATTCGCGCTTCATGGTGCTGGATGCGACGGGAATTGTGTGATGGGCCGCCAATTGGCGGCCTTTCTTTTTACGGGGCGGGAACGGGGAGCGGTAATGCAAGAGCACGAAAAGACGATTCTGGAGTTGATTCTCATGGGCGGACTGATTGGCATTGCGAAAGTTTTGGTGGGTAGCGAGCAGCTCACGTTTCGGCTTGTGGCTGGGCGTGCCGTGCTCGGTTCGGCGACGTCGATGGTCGCGGGCTTGGCGCTGTTGCAGATCCCGGATTTGCCGCCGATCGCGTTGCTCGGCCTCGGTAGTGCGCTGGGCATCGTCGGGTCGCAGTACCTCGAGGTGCTGCTGCGACGAAATGCAAAACGGGTATTCGGAGAAAAATAAACATGGGAAATCTCACAGCACATTTCACGCTCGAGGAGTTGACCGCGAGCGACACGGCGCGCCGGCGCGGCATCGATAACACGCCGTCTCCCGCCGTCGCGGCGAACCTTCGCAGGACGGCCGAAATGCTCGAGCGCGTACGCGACGTGCTCGGCGGGCGGCCCGTGATCATCACCTCGGGTTATCGAGCGGCGGCGCTCAATCGCGCGGTAGGCGGCGTTCCGACCAGCGCGCATCTGTCGGGCCTGGCCGCCGATTTCGTTTGTCCAAAGTTCGGCGCACCGCTCGACATCTGCCGGGCGATCAGCGCGTCGTCGATCGAATTCGACCAACTGATTCAGGAGGGCACGTGGGTCCACATCGGCCTCGCGCCGATCGGGACGAAGCCGCGTCGACAGGTGCTGACGGCATCGTTTGGCTCGACGAGCACGACGTACTCGGAGGGGCTATGACCTGGTTCGATCCGCGGGTTTGGCTCGCAATCGTCGCGGCGGTGGTCATCGGTTCCGCGGCCGGCTATTTCAAGGGCCATCGCGACGCCGACCAATCTCACACTGTAGAAACGCAGGCGCAGCGAATTCGCGAGCTCGTAGTCGAGCGCGACGAAAGCGACCGAATCGCGCGCCAACAACAGGGGAACGCTGAAGATGCTTCGAACAAACGTGATCAGGCGCGCGCTGATGCTGCCCGCGCTGCTTCTTCTGCTGACAGCCTGCGCCAGCAAGTCGACGAGCTCATCGCCCGTACACGCGATCCCGGCGATGCGACCGGAGGCGCGGCAGCCGTCGGCGCCCTCGATCTGCTTGCCGACATGTTCGGCCGGACTGACGAGGCTGCGGGAGAATTCGCGCGAATCGCTGACGAGCGGGGCATTGCCGGGCGGCAGTGCGAAAGCGACTACGACGCGCTGACGGGCGCGGCGCTCCGATAGAAACAGGGCGACCGAGGGGCGTGCGGTAACACGCCCCTCGGTCGCTTTTCCACTGTCTGTGCCAGTGAATCAGCCAAGGCCCTGCATACCTACGTAGGCGGGCCGGATTCTACACCAAGTTCAAATACGGCTTTCACAATGGCAAATCCGATTATTCCGTGGATCGGCGGCAAGCGGCGCCTTGCAGACCATCTCATTCCGCGCTTTCCGGCGCACGACTGCTACGTTGAAGTGTTCGCGGGCGGCGCTGCGTTGTATTTCATGCGGCCGCCGGCAAAGGTCGAGGTGATCAACGACGTTAACGGCGAACTGATCAACCTGTATCGCGTCGTTCAGCATCACCTCGAGGAATTCGTGCGGCAGTTCAAATGGGCGCTCACCAGTCGGCAGGTGTTCGAGTGGCTGAAGCAGACGGCGCCGGAAACGCTCACCGACATCCAGCGTGCGGCGCGGTTCTACTATCTGCAGAAAAACTGCTTTGGCGGGATTGTCCACGGGCAGACGTTCGGCACGGCTACCACTGCGCCGCCGGGTCTGAACTTGCTGCGGATCGAGGAAGAATTATCCGCGGCGCACTTGCGCCTCGCGAGCGCATATATCGAGCGTCTGGACTGGGCGGATTGCATCGATCGCTATGACCGGCCGCACACGTTGTTCTATCTCGATCCGCCGTATTTCGAGACGCGCGGCTACGGTGTCGATTTCCCGTTCGCTGAGTACGAGCGGATCGCGGAGAGGCTCCGCCGCATCAAAGGGCGAGCCATAGTAAGCCTGAACGACCACGAGCAGATCCGTCGCGTATTCGACGGATTTCACATCGAGACGGTGCCGCTGCAGTACACGGTGGCCGGCTCGCATCGAAGCGTCGAGCGGAGCGAACTGATCATCTTCAGTTGGGATGACGCGGCGCAGCCGGCCGGCTTGTTCTAACTTGGGTCCGCACTTGCTGCGGGCTTTCCATTTCCCGAATCTGTAATGAGTATGTAAAATTCATGATCCGGGGATATAACAACTTCCGACCTGAGAACACAATGAAAAAAACGCTGATTTCCGCAGTTCTGGCTGGGCTCACACTTACGGCGTGTGGTGGCGGCGACGATTCGTCGACGCCTTCCGCATCCGGTCCGGCAATCCGCCTTGCGTATTCGGGGGCGCCGTTGGTATCGACGCAGCGCGCACGCGCTATGGCTGCTGCGACGGATGTGTCGAGTGCCGCGTCCGCGCCAGATGCTTCCGCCGGCGATGTACAGCCGACGATCAGCGCGCTGCAGAACGCATTCAAGGCGAGGGGAGCCGACATCGCGGTCTATCCAGGCGTCGTCAACGGTTCGAAGCTGCACGACATCGTCATGAGTGAAAACGGTGGCGTAGGGCCGACTGACGCCGAGATTGCAAACTCGAAAACCAACATCAGCGAATGGGCTCTGGTGTACTTCGAGCTCGACGATATGTCCGGATACATCGATTCGGCACTGCGGAGCGCCGAAGTTGATCGGTTCAAGCGCGACCTGCAGGTGTACGGCGCACGCGAATATCTCAAGGGGCGAGTCATTTTCGCGGCTCGGCCGATCGTGTCGTGTGCGGGGCCAAAAGAGGTTCGAACCGTCAACGACGAAGGTATGGTGGTGGTGAACACGTATAAGCCGACGTCGCAGGTGCTTTACGAGGTCATCGAGGGCGCCGGCATCGAGGGATTGGTGTCGCCCATTGGTGGAATTTACAGGCCCGACGTATCCCATATGGGCACCGACTGCAGCACGCCCGACCAGACGGTGCGAGATGCACACCTGGCCAGCATCGCTGATCCGCTGGTCGATCGGTACAAGGTGGCGCTCGACACAATCAACAAATGCAAATACAACCCGTCGGCCATCCCGGAGGGTGATCGATCGGCTCAGTGCTGGGGTATTGAGCCTGTGAAGAAGTAAAGGCTGCGGGGCGCGCCGACGACTCACATCATCCCAGCGCGCCCCTTTTCCTTCCGGAGAAGGTGGCGTAGCTCTTGGAACTTCCCATTCCCACCACTGAGCTCCCCTCGATCCTGGACGTTCTTGTCGACGTAGTCGAACCATTCCTGAATTCTGTCGAGCGATTTCCGCAGAGCCAGAATCTCGAGGATCAGCCAGCGTACCTGCAGGTCAGTGTACTCGCGCCAGAGGGCGCGAAGCTCTGCATCCGACGGAGCGTCGAATTCCGGCATCGACGGCTTCATCTTGAATCGTGGATCTGTGAGCGGCACACGGTTACGGTCGATCCTAGTGGCCTCGATCGGCGTGCACGTGCCTAGGAACACGGCTCTTGCGTCCTGATCGATCCAAAATTCAAATTCTTGTTTCGTGAGCTCGATCGGGGTCCTCAGGCGGTTCTTGTCGCCTTGGAACCCGTACTCCCAAATGTAAGCCCACTGCGGCTTGATCACGTCGTCACCACTGTATAAAAACACAGTGTATCCCGGGGTAAGATGGGGCCGTCAAGATCGAAAATAGGGGAGCGGTCTATGTGCACGAATTACCGCGCACCGCACGAGGACTTCGAGCTGCGAGAACTGAGGATCGAGCCGTTCAGCGACCTGTACCGCCGCGCTCCGTGGAAGGATGAGATCTGGCCAGACTACCTGGCACCGATCGTGCGCTCGGCAGGTGAGGGCGCCGAAGCTGTGGCCGCAAACTTCGGGATGATGCCGAAGGCTTTTCAGCCTGCCGGCAAGAAGTTCATGACCGTCAACGCTCGATCGGAGACAGTCGCCGAGAAGCCTGCGTACCGCACAGCGTGGCGCGCCGGCCAGCGCTGCCTGATCCCCGTAAAGTGGGTGTACGAGCCGAACTGGGAGACGGGGAAGCACGTGAGCTATCGGATCGGCGTGGGCGACTGGCGGCCATACTGCGTCGCGGGCATCTGGCGTGCGTGGCGTGGCGCCGACGGTGTCGAGACGCTCGCGATGGCGATGCTGACGGTGAACGCCGACGAGCACCCGGTGATGAAGCACATGCACCGCCTCGGCGACGAGAAGCGATCGGTCGTGATCCTGCGTCCGGCCGACTATGACGAGTGGCTGCACACGACCAATGTCGACGCGGCGCGCGCGATGCTGCAACTCTATCCGGCTGACGAGATGGTGGCCGAGCCGAAGTGATTTCGCGTTACGCCAAATTTACGCCAAATTCGGCATGGAGGCTTGCTGCATAAGGCGGGAATGGGGTGTCGCTGGTCCCCCCGACAGGAAGCGAACGCGAAGCGCCGTTCGATATCTTCCGACTAGCTCATTGTGCAGCCTGTCTCTGTGCCGCTCGCGCGTCGACAATGCCCAGCAGGTGGCTGGCCAACATAATCATTTCGACGGCTTCGCGCGGCGTGTCGATCGGTACGTTTCGATGTGAATGGGGGTTTTTGTACGACCCAATTGCTCCGGCAAACAGGGCGGACAGGGCCTCTTGCTCACCTACGTCCTTGGTATGGTCAGCTAGTGGACCTGTATTTGGAGCAAAGGCTCTCCTTATCATCGGCACGCCATGGTCGGCTGCGGGATATTCGGCTGCAGTCCGGACCGCGATTTCGACGGCACGCATCGCCTCGAAAACGGCCGTTGGATAGGCGCCGCGCATAAAGGACAGCCATGCATCATTTGAGATCGCTGAGTGCAGCAAGTCTTTCGGTAGTAGACGGGCGGTGCGGTAGTTGACAAATGCAGCCTCGTTCTCGAAGCGGCGTGCGCGACGGCTCAGGTGGCGGAATCCGTTCTGGCCGTTTACGCCGTCATCGGGGACGATCAGCGCCTGCGCTTCAAGCCAGGCCAGTGCCTCTGCGATCGCCAGGTCTATTTCCTGGCGGCGGTTTGCGGGGTATTGTGGCCGACCGTTCAATGCGATTTGATGCTCCCATTGTTCTGTGCGTAGCGCCCATACATTGAAGGCCCGGTGTTCCCCTCGGGCGCGTAAAAGGAGCAGCATTTTGCCGGCGAGTTCTTCGGGCTCGAGTGCGAGCAACGCGTCGACATCTGGAATCTCAATCGGAAGCTCATTCATGGGAATGAGCCTCTGAAAGAAGGTTCGACCACGCAACACCAAACACGTCAAGCCACTCCGAATACCTTGCAGCGATCGCACTACAGTCATTGCTAGTCATTGTGTGCACTGGGCGCCCGTTGAGTACATGCGTAAGCACTTTTTCAAAGCGTTCGGTTAACCGCCCATATCGTTCGGTTTTCCGTCCGTCGCTTTCGACGACATACTCGCAGGCCAGCAGCCCTTTCCGTCGTGCCGTGAAGTTCGCACTTTCGGGTATGCCCAAGCCGACTATTCCTCGCTTACTCGCGAGATCGATCAGATCTCGATTGCGCCAGAGGATCAATTGAATGTCGTTAACTTCGGCGCCCGATAATTTCTTCATGTTCGTTCCGCAAAAAAATTCGCTAACAAGCCAGATTAGAGCATGGAGAGGTTACGGCGAAAGTTTGCTACTCTCACCACTCCAGTCCTTGCAGCAGTGCAGGCAACGGTAACCTCTTCGAGAATACGCGCATCGCGTAGTTGATTTTATGTCGCCGACGGAGATTTGGTTGGAAGTTCCGACCCCGGCAACACCCGTCTGGCACTAATAAGCCAAAATAGCGGAGGGATGGTGCTAAAGCTTCACATCTACGGTGAGGCTTACAAATATCGGGGCGTAGCTTTCAGCGTAGGTTTTTTGGTATGGCCATATGTGTCATGGAATGTTGTTT